TTGGCCGTGACCGGAGGTTCTGGTGGTGGCAGTGGCCTAACCATAGCGACGAGTACATTCGGGATTGGTGGCCAAGGCGGTTCTTCCGCCTTGGGTGGCGCTGGATATAGCGGGCCAGCGAATGCCGCTGGAGGTCCAGGTGTTACTAATACAGGAGGCGGTGGCGGTGGTGCTGGCACTTCGAATGCAGCTTCAGACAATACTGGCGGTGGCGGCGGTTCGGGCGGCTTTACAGATGCCATAATGTCTGCACCATTTGCTACATCATATGCTTACTCGATCGGAACGGCTGGAACGGCTGGCGGCGCTGGGACATCCGGCTTTGCCGGCGGTCTCGGTGGCTCCGGCAGCATATGGATCGAAGAGCATTATACTGTTTGAAGGATGATCCATGCTCGGTCTTGGCACTATCGGTCAATTCACGATCGGGCAAGTTGTTACCCAAACCGCCGAGATCATCTCGGCCGATAAATGGTTTGTATCTCTATCGGAACCGAAGCGATTTCGAGCAGGTCTTCGCACAGGAAGTCAGCAAACCATAGCTTTCCAGCATCCCTTTGTTTCTTTTAGCTGGATGGAAGGCTTATCAGAGCCAAAACGGTTTAAACCTAGACTGATTGAAGGGCGCCAACAGTTCCTGGTCGATACGCTGTTTCCGACCATTCTGATCGACTGGTTTGTCGCGTTATCTGAACCCAAGAGATTTAAACCTCGTCTTTTGGAGGGCCGTCAGCAGTTTCTAGTTAACACACTAATCCCAACTATTATGAGTTGGTTTGCATGGCTTTCTGAACCTGTCAGGCTCAAGCGCGGCTTAAGAAAGGAACTCCAGTCTATCTTGGCGCGGGCTGAGTTTGTCCCGATCAATTATTCAGCCCAGTTGCGGGCTACGGAAGAGAGAGACTTCTTTCTGGGGATTCTGTATCAGTTCAACATTCCCGTCAGCGCCTATGTCGATATTATCGAAAATGACCCCCGACATCTTGGTAACGTTGGCATTATTGAGAATATGGCCAGGGCTGCTATGGTCTCGATCAACGAGCCGCAGGCGATCCCAGCAACGGGAACACCTGTACCGGTTGCTGGAGCAAGAGTTGCCATCGTGATCCAATAGGAGGTTCTTATTAGAGTTAGAAAGCACATAAAACTAACCCATGAAAGACTTCTGGAAGTGGCTACTTATGATCCCGTTACCGGGATTTTTGTGCGTCGCATAGGGACCAGCGGGCATCCCGCTGGCAGTCAAATGAGTCCAACTAGAAAAAAATATGCTCAAATTAAGATAGATGGTGAGTCTATCCAGCGTAGCAGACTAGCGCGGTTTTATGTATATGGAATTTGGCCAAAGGAGTGGATTGATCATCTCAATGGAGACTCTTCTGACGACAGAATATCAAATCTGAGAGAAGCTAGTCCTTTTCAAAACAAAGGAAACACTAAAATAAGTCGATCCAATACCTCTGGCTACAAGGGTGTTAGTTTCAATAAGAAGTCTAAAAACTGGCGATCTAGTATAAAAATAAAGGGAAAAACTATAGTTTTGGGACACTTCTTGTGTCCCAAAGAGGCCCATCAGCGTTATTTGGATGCCGCTATCGAGGTATTTGGAGAATTTGCGAGGGCTGCATGACCACCAACGTCAAATTAGGCAACACAGCACAGTTTGTAGCTGAATTCCTTGATGCCAATGGCAACATCACGGTTCCCGCCAGCGGCACGCTGACGATCGTCTATCCTGTGGGACTTACCAGTGTCTCGACAGCGATCATGATGACCCAGCAGAACTCTTTCTTCACGGCGACATGGCTATCGAGCGTATCTGATCTTGGGACTGCCACCTGGGCCATCACGTCAATTGGCGCCACCTCAGCGGCGGCTAACGGCGATTTAAGGATCATCACTCCATGAGCCAGACTGTGCTTTATCAAGCAGTTAATAAGATTAATGGCAAGCGATATGTAGGTATAACCAGACAAGGCCTCTCTACGAGAGTTTATAAGCATCTGTATCTAGCTAGGCACGGAAAGGGTCGTCGCTTAGGTGCCGCGATAAGAAAATACGGTGAGAGCAATATCAAGTTTTCGGTTCTAGTGGTTTGCTTTGACTATAAATACGCTCTTGATCTTGAGATGGCCTATATTGCCGCACGCAGACCAGAGTACAATGTTACTGATGGCGGTGAGGGCGTTCATGGCCTTGAAATGTCCCCTGAAGCTAGAGCCAAGATCAGCTCTCGCCTTAAAGGCAATACATCCTGGGTAGGTAGAAAACATAAGCCTGAAACGATAGAGAAGTTACGCAAGCGCATGATCGGTACGGTAGGTTACTGGAGAGACAAAAAACGTCCTGATATTGCAGAACGGACGAGAGAAAGGATGCTGGCAAACCCAGTTAGGTATTGGTTGGGGAAAAAGAGAAGCCAGGAAACAAAAACAAAAATCTCTTTTACAAAAAAGTTAGCCCCAAAGAGGCTTCCGACAGAAATAGAGACCTTGGCTAGAAGAGGAAACATAATACTAGCAACTGCCGCCAGATTACGTCCTATAATTTGCATCTCCACGGGAGAGCTATTTTCTAGTATAGCAGAGGCCGCCTCTAAATTTGGAGTCCATAGAACCAATGTCTGGTTTGCGTGCCGCAATCCAGGTAGGAAGGTTAAAGGGATGGAGTTTGGCTATGCCTCAGACCACTAGTGGCGCGTATAATTTTTCGCCAAGCCTGGGTGAAGTTGTTCTTAACGCCTTTGCCCGGATTGGCGTGAGGCGCACCGAGATTGAGCAAACGCATCTCATGGACGCCAGGATGGAGGCCAACCTTCTTTTGGCACGCATGTCTGATCAGCAACCTAATTTATGGACTGTCGATCTGCAGGCGCTGCCGTTGTTGCAGGGAGTCGCGACCTACACGGTTCCCGCCGAAACTGCGATGATCCTGGATGCCTATGTCAGATACGGGTCTCCACCGACTGACCGGTCTATCTATCCGATCAGCCGATCGGAGTACGCCACGTATCCCGATAAGACGTTGCAGGCGTTTCCTACAGTCTTTTGGTACGACCGGTTGATTTCTCCGACGATCACCCTGTGGCAGGTGCCTGACGGCAATGGTCCCTACACGCTGTTTTATTATCGAGTACGGCAGATACAGGACGCTGAGTACGTCAACGGCCAGAACATCGAGATACCCTATTTGTGGCTGGATGCGTTCGTTTCTGGGCTCGCCGCCAGACTGGCGCGGATTTATGCGCCTCCTCTGGAGATGCAACGCAAAGCGGACGCCCAAGAAGCCTGGGACATTGCTGCCAAGCAGGATATAGAAAATGTCAGCGTCGCCATCATGCCAGGACTTATTGGGTACTTTAGATGAGTTATCGCCCCCATGGCCGCGCTCAGGTCTCAACGCATAATCCAGTTGCCTGGGCAGTTTGTGACAGGTGCGGTACCCTATACAATAAGCCAGACCTAAAATGGCAATATGAATGGGCCGGTCCCAGAACCGTTAACCAGAACATGCTGGTTTGCGATGATTGCTATGATACGCCGCAAGAACAACTCAGAACGATTGTCTTGCCAGCCGATCCGCAGCCCGTCGATGATCCCCGCCCTGAACGATACAATATTGACAACAATCCTATAGACACGATCGGTCTCAATATAGGAAATCTTACCCAAGGCGGTGGGTTAGCCGCTGCGTTCGACTCCAATATCAACAAGCCCTTTGCGTTCAGCGCCATCCTGTCCGGCTCAATCTCAGGGGCCAATAACTCAGTCGGCAAAAATTGGTCGCTGCTTTATCCGACCCAAGGTGTAACCGCTACGAGGTTCATTGCCACCGCTCCCAATAATGCCAAGTTCGTTGCTTCGGGACCTGTGACATGGGCTTTTCAGGGTTCTAACACGCCCGTTGGATTCACGACATTAGCGACTGGAGTTACGGTTGGATCGATTGGAGAAATCATCGATGTGACACTTACGCCAACTACGGGATATCTGTATCATCAGTTCTTGTTGACGGGAGATGGCGCCTCATCGGTTTCTATCGCTCAGCTACGGATATATAGGGCTGGATAATGGCATTAACCAAAGAGAGGTTAAAACAACTATTGCGGTATGAGCCAAAAACTGGGATTTTCTATCCCATGGAGAGGCGAAGGGGAGTTCGCTTCGGTGTTCCCGCTGGAGCAAAAAGTACTTCCTTGGGTTACATTTTGATATGTGTTGATCGGGTTCACTATTGCGCTCATAGACTTGCATGGCTTTACATGACAGGAAAATGGCCAAAAAACCAGATAGACCACAAGGATGGAAGCAGAGATAATAATCGATGGGAAAATCTGCGCGAGGCGACTGTATCTCAAAATAGATGTAACGCCAAAATAAGATCAGATAATACTTCTGGATATAAAGGAGTTCATAGAGGGGGAAGCACAGGTAATAGATGGAGAGCCGCAATAACGATCAATGGTAAGCGTTATATTATTGGCTATTTTGATGATCCCGGAAAGGCGTTTCGGGCAAGAACGGTAGCTCTAAGAAAATTCCATGGCGAGTTTGCGAGGGCGCAATAGATGGCCGGCAATTTAAATTACACGACCTACATCGCCCAGATTACCAACTTGATGGTCACGTCCACGGCTGACGCAAACTTCAACACCATGCTTCCGGGGATGATAGATTATGCCGAACAGAGGATTTACCGAGAGGGTGATTTCCTGGCGACCTACATCACGGATACCAGCACCAACGTTGTCGCCAATCAGCGCATCTTCAACTATCCGACGACACTAGGTTCGTTCCTAGTTGTGGATCAGATCAATATCATAACCCCTATCACTGCGTTCTCTTCGAATGGAACTCGCGTTCCCCTTCAGGTCGCGTCCAAGATGTTCATCGATATGGTTTACCCTAATAACTCCAGCGGGACCGGCGTTCCCAAGTTCTTCTCACCGGCAACGGCGACCTATGCGACGCTGGGACCATGTCCTGATCAATCCTATAACGTAGAGATCGTTGGAACGCAGCGTCCGTTGGCTTTGTCAGTAAGCAATTCCAGTACATTTCTCACTCAGACGCTCCCTGATCTATTCATCGCCGCATCAATGATCTTTGCATCTGGTTATATGAGGAACTTTGGCGCCCAGGCTGATAACGCGCAAATGGCTATCTCATGGGATAGCCAATATGACAAGCTATTGGCTTCTGCCAATATGGAGGAGGCTCGAAAGAAATATACTGCCCCCGCATGGCAGGCCCAAACCCCCAATCCCGCCACGCCGCCACGAGCGTAACCCATGCCGATGACTTCTGTAAATCTGCGGCCGGGGGTAAACACCATGTTGACCCTATCGCAGAACGAGGCTGGTATCTCGGCGGCGAACCTTGTTCGCTACCAGCAACAAATGGTGCAAAAGATCGGCGGCTGGAGCCAATATTATCCTGTCGCCATCGGTTCTACGATCAAGGAGCTTTTCGGCTGGGAAGGGCTACTCACCAACAAGTATCTCGGCATTGGCGCTACGCAATCCCTCTCTGTGATCGTGTCTGGAGCTAACACAGATATCACGCCTCAAACCAGGATTAGCGACTTTACGCCTAACTTCTCTGTTTCCAGCGGAAGCAACATCGTCACGATCGTAGACGCCAATTCCAGTGCCACGGTCTTCACCACGGTTTACTTTAATACGCCAATTGCGCTCAGCAATCTTCTGCTGAATGGCGCCTATCCCGTCAACTCGGCTCTTGGTTCGAGCAATTATACCATCCTGTCCAGTGTTCCCGCTAATACGACTGTTACGTCGAGTGGAATTCTTCCTGTATTTACGGTGTCCTCTGGGAGCGCCATCGTTAAAGTTGTTCTTCCCAACAACAACTTCCCGATGATTACGGGAATATTCCAGCAGTTCATTGCTCCCAGCAGCGTTGGTGGGGTGACCATCCAGGGGCCCTATTCGATACAAAGCATCATCGACTCGACCAGCTTTAATATCAGTGTGGCCACGCAAGGGACTAGCGCCGCCACGGCGTCCATGAATTCCAGTCGGGCTGAACTGGTCTATTATTATACATTAGGGCCGCCTGCGAGTTTGGGTTTCGGTGGCGGCCCATTTGGCCTTGGTGGCTTTGGAACAGGTAGCGCGGCGCCAGCAGGTTCTGGCACGCCTATTACGGCGACGGACTGGAGTTTGTCGAACTGGGGTGAGGCGTTGCTTGCTTGTCCTTCAGGAGGACCTGTTTATGTCTGGTCTGCCAATAGCGGCTTTCAAAACGCCAGTGTTATTCCAACAGCGCCGTTTTTCAATGGTGGCATCTTCGTCTCTCAACCTCAGCAAATCCTCGTATGCTGGGGCTCTGTCCAGAGCAGCGGCGTAAAAGACCCCCTCGTCGTCAGATGGTCTGATGCGTTGGACTATACCAACTTTGCGGTCAACTCTCAGACTTGGGCTGGATCGTTTCGTATTCCAACGGGATCGATCATCAGGGGTGGTATCCAATCAGCTCAGCAGGGCATCATATGGACCGACATCGATGTCTACGTCATGCAAAATGTGGGTCAGCCGATTGTATTCGGGTTTAACAGAATTGGTTCTGGTTGCGGTCTTGTAGGCCAGCACGCCTGCGGTATTCTTAATGGCAACGTATACTGGATGGGTCCAAATAACTTCTTTGTTCTTAGCGAGCAAGGCGTAGCTCCCGTGCCATGTCCGGTATGGAACTTTGTCTTCCAGAACATGGACATCGCCAATATCGGGAAAGTCCGTTGCGCTGTTAACAGCCTGTATAACGAGATTTCCTGGTTCTTTCCGGCGCTAGGCGGTAATGGCGAGAATTCCCTTTATGCCAAGCTAAACACCACAGAAAACGAATGGGATTATGGCGCCCTTGGTCGCTCAGCCTGGATCGATGTGACCGTATTGGGCAATCCGATTGGCGCTGATCTGACGGGTACGATCTATCAGCACGAGATCGGATACAATGCGGGCACGCTTCCGATCGATACGTCGTTCCAGACGGGTTATTGGTCCATCGCTGATGGCAATGAGATGGCCATCGTGGACTGGATATTGCCGGACATGCAGTTCACGACATTCCCTGGAGGCACCAGCGCCAATCTAGCCCTGACTTTCTTCGCGACTGACTATCCCGGAGATACACCACGGGTGTATGGTCCCTATGCATTCAATAAGAATACCGAGTTTATCAATACACGCATTCGTGGTAGGCTGATGAGTTGTAAAGTTGAGGGGGGTGATCTAGACTCTTGGTGGAGAATTGGTCGTATAAGATATAGGTATGCTCCTGATGGCCGTAGATAAAATCTCTCATGAGAGGCTCTTGATGCTTGTAAGCTACGATCCGTTAACTGTTTTATTTACGAACATGGTTCGTAGGAGCATGTCTCCTGCCGGAACTGTTCTTAGACCAAGAAATAGAATAGCTATTTCTATAGAAGGAAGGCACTACCAACCAGCTCATCTTGTTTGGTTTTTTGTTCATGGCAAATGGCCCGATCTCTTAATAGATCACATAGATACAAATCCAGAAAATAACAGAATTGAGAATGCGCATAATAGAAAGGTTTCAAAAAAGAACAAGTCTGGCTTTAAAGGTGTAAATAAAGCTACGGAGGCGAATAGATGGCAAGCCACCATAAAAGCAAAAGGTAAAAAGATATATCTAGGAATTTTTCATACTCCCGAAGAAGCTCACGCGGCATATGTAGAAGCCGCCACGAGACTCTTTGGGGAATTCGCCAGGGCTGCATAAATGGCATCAATTACCGATCTGATCTCAGCTCTCCAAAATGGAGTTGTCGCTCTCAACTCTGTTAACAAGACCCTGAGTCAAGTATTTCCTGGAGCCACCGCTGTATCTACGACAGCGCCATCGTCTGTGGGCGCCATCACTTTTAGCTCAAGCCAGACCAAGGGTTACATCACGGTGGTCACTTCTTCTGGGTTCTCTGGCAAGATTGCGCTTTATTGAAAGAGACAACATGCCTCTGACCAAAGGAAATTCCAAAGCCACGATCAGCCGAAATATTTCCGAGATGATCCACGCTGGTCATCCTCGCGATCAGGCAATCGCCGCTGCGCTCTCGACTGCCAGAAAATACGGTAAGAAAGCCGGTGGTGGTCTCAAGGTTGATGGAAAGATCGTACCTCC